ACGCCTGCGCGCGTTCCTTGAAAGACTCGTCTCCCAGCAGGGTCTTGACGAAGTTGGTCTCAACCACAGTGATGTCTACGCGGTGCTCGCGGTACCGCTCCCAGAACTGATACATCAACTCGGACCGAACGCCGGTAGCACCCAGACCCGAGCCAACGAAGATGTCCACGACGGTACGGACCCGAGTAATGGGGTCTACCGCCAACAGTACAGCAGCCGCGCGCCCTGTCGTCGCCGGGTCCACACCCAATACAAGCTGCTCGTGATCGAATACCTGGCCCAGCTTGCGGTGCTCTCCCAGTTCGAGGGCGGCGTCGATGTGGCGCTTCGTGAAGATGGCCTCGTCCTCTTCGACATCCTCCTGCTGGTACACCAAGCGCCAGCGGCTGGGGTTCTTGTTGACGATGGATTCGCGAATGTCGCGCAAGCCCATCTGGTAGCCAGTGACCTCGGTCACGCCGTTGATTTCCATCGTCTCGTCGTATCCATCGAGCGTCCAGAACTCCGGCCACGAGGGAACCTCGTCATCGGTATACTCGTTGAGGATGGCCGGGATGATAACCGAGCGGAAGAGGCGGTTGTCTTTCCAAGCCTTCTTCCACACACCGTACAGATCTTGCGGAAGGAGACGGGTTCCGTTGACGATGGTCTGACCTCGCTGGGCACGAGACCGCGCTTCGCTGTCGAACCAGTTGTCGATACGCTCGCGAGTCAGCGGAGAGGTCTGGTTGTCCTGAACCAGCGCGTCATCCAAGATGAGGTAGTCAAGTCGCGAACCGTAAATGAGCTTCCCAAGCCCAAGTCCCTGAACCGTAGGGTCACGCTCACCGCTCCTGCGGTGCTTGACGAAGAACTGGTCTTGGGACCACTCCAAATTAGCGGAATGATGGGGCTTAAATCCATTAAAGTCGGCGATGAGATTCTGCGGGGCGTCGTCATATAGGTGTTCCTCCGTCAGATACCGCTGGATACGAACGACAAGATCCTGCGCTTTAGATCCGTTCTTCGTGACAATAGCCGTTCGAGAGTCAGGATCGCGAGCAATGTTGAAGAGCACGTACCACAGTGAAACAACAGTGGACTTGCCGGATTCAGGATGGCCGAGGATGAGGACGATCTTACCCAGTGGGTCCATAAGCGCCGCTTCAATACGGAGTTGATGCGCGACAAGCTCAAAGCCCGAGTAGCGCTGGACAAACTCTCGGAATGGCATGCCGGTGAGGTCGGGATACTCCCACTTCTGGAAGGTCTCAGCGTTCGCACTTAGAACCGCCTGCTCGAAATCAGGATCACGCTTCCGAGTCGTAGCCCACCACTTGTACGTGAGTCCCAAACGCTCTGCGGCCTGCGTGAAGTTGTAGCCGTGTTCGACGAGACGTACAAACTGTTCTTTGTTCCAAGCGCTCTGAGTAGCGCTGCCCTTTTTCCCGTCCCGCGGGGGGAGCCACACGTCAGGTAGGCCGCTTGGTGGAGTCCAGAGTTCACTCACTTGACCTTCTTCATGACTCGGCGCTTTTTGTCCGAGTGCTCAGTTGCGTTGTAGCAGTATACCGTGCCGGCTTCCGTGATGCGAGAGGGTTGAGTGGTCTCCCTCCCGCACGTCGGGCATCGATAGCGACTACTGTCGGAAGCTGGCATGGATTGCCTCCATCGCGTCATCCACAGTGGACTCGAAGAGGATGCGATTCAACTGGCCCTCGAACACAGGGTTCTGTCTCGTGGACGTGATATGCATGTCCACCGGCCAGTCGTCCATCGCAGTCTCGCTTGCGTGATCGGGGGGCAGGGTGCCCAGTCTCTTCTCTCGTAACTCGATGGGTGCAAGAACTCGCACCACCAGCCCCCCGCGATCACGAATCGCTTCCGCTTCGTTGGGGAAACGTACATCGTCAAAAACCACAGGCATCGAGGCGTCCTCGAACCGCTCCATTGCCCGCTTCACCCAGTAGTCCGGGTCTTGGGCGCGGCGGTAGTCGGTGCCCCACCACTGGAGCAGGCGACGAATCGAGTCGGACGTGGGCTTCTCCCACAGGACAGGAAGCTTCTGCCCGACCTGTTCCTCAATCTCCCAGCGAAGCTCGGCGGCAAAACTACCCTTCACTGCCTCATAGCTGAGCGCCTGTACCAAGGCCTGGGCCACAAACGTCTTACCGCTTCCGGCTCTGCCCGTCAGCCCGATCATGTTACTCATCTTCCTGCTCTACCATCTGCTGCTCGATCTCTTCCTGCATCGCCTCGATGTCAGCGACAGTGAGTGCGGTCAGGATGAGATTGCCGTTGTCGTCCTTGGTGTCAACACCAGCGAACTCACCCAGCTTGTTGAACGTGGCTTCCTTGATCGTGAGGGTCTTGCCGCGCGCATTCACCACGGCAGCGAGCACTAGCGAGTTGGCACGCTGCAACTGGTGCTGAAGCGACTGCTTCTCGCCGACAACGCCCTCGTACATCTGCCTCATGTTGAGCACGCCCATCTGGGCTTGCTGCAACTGCTGCGACAACTCAACGATCTTCTTCTGCGCCTTGCGCAGCTTGACATCCAACATGGTGGTGCCTTTGGCTTTGGGTCTACTCATCTCAAATCCTTTCTAGATCCATACCTGAATCAACGTACCAGCGCTCTCGCGCATTCCCGAAAATTGATACGAGCCGAAAAAAAGTCCATGCGTCACATCGACATCAATGAGGCGATAGACGCTGGCCTCGACCTTTTCCGGGATCGTCTCGATCCCGTCGCCGGAGGCGACCCGAATCTCTTCCGGCCACTCGCCGCCCACAGATTGAACCACGACCATTGCCAGATCGTACGGCCCGCCGTGCAGGAGTGTCTGGAGCCTCACAGCTTCACCCATGCGTACACGAGGATGAGCCAAACGAGGGCGACCTTTGCCGAGAACATCGCGAACTCCCTCATCCCGAGGCCACCAGTAGCCAGAAGACCACAGGAATGAGCGGGCCGACGACCCAGCTAAATGCGGTGATGATTTTGTCTCTCATAGTTCCTCCGGTGTTTCCAGGATAACACTCCAGGTGTCATCGCTCTCTTTTCTGACCAGCAGGGCGCTTGCCATGCGGTCCAGCATGTTGGCGGTGCTCTCCAGGCTGGCCTGGCGCTCCACAGCAACATTGGTCGTAGTAGCCTTCGCGCCCAAGCCTTCGATGATCGTCAGGATCTCCTGCTGCTTGCGCGTCACCTTGACCACGCCGCGATTCTCTTCGAGGGCGACGCTGGTGTACTCACGCTGACCGCCCTGCCAAGTGTACGGCTTGATCCTCATATCGAGGGAGAAGCCGGGGTCGCCGTCCTTCTGCTTGGTGATGTACAGATGCACGCGCCCGTTGTTCTCTTCGATGGCCACCTTGGTATCGACCGCCCCCTCAAACACCGTCGAGCCTCTGAAGTCCTTGCCCTCCTTGGTGTTGTGATGAACGATGATGACCGGCACGCCCGCATTGACGAACATGCGAATGGCCGCAAGGTAGTTATTGGCGTCCTGCTGAGAGTTCTCGTTGCCCGAAAACGTGTTCGCCAGAGTGTCCACGAACAGGATGTCCCTCTTATAGTCGTTGAACATCTCAAAAAGCGCCGCCATCTGCGCGCCCCACGGCTCCTTCGGATCATCGCTGCGATTCATCCGCACCGCATCCCGCACCCAAAGCACACCATCCTCGCCGTCCGGCACCTCTTCGCCATAGTGCTCCTGCCACGCCTGACTCCTGATCCTCAGCCCGGCGATCCCCTCAGTGAAAATGTACATCGGCTTGAACTGTCTGCTGCGTTCCTGCCCCATCCACGAGGTCAAGTTGGGATGCGCCAGCACATACGCCCAGTCCATTGCCATCAAGCTCTTTCCGCTACCCGGACTGCCGTGCACCATCGTAATGCCGTCCTCTTGAATGAGGTTCTCTAGCGCCCACCTCGGCTCACTAAGATCAAACACCTCAGCGCCAATCAACGGCCTCGACAATCCGCCATACTTGTCCGAGTAGTGCTGATTCATGGCCTTCTCAAAGGCATCACCCCTCAACAACTCGCCATCCTCGCCAAACATCCACGTCCCAACAGAGAACTTCAACACTTCAGCCATACAAATCCTTTCATCGAACACACAGTACAACCCGTATCTGTGGCCTCCTATTCCTCACGTTTTGGAAATGTGAGTAACTTTCTTGACTGCTGCATAACCCCAGGTCAGACATACTTCGTCACTCACATTATTTCAGGGGGTCCTGTAAGGCCCCCGAAATGTGAGTAGAAGGTCTCAGCGTGGGGAGGTGTGAGTGGTGTGCAGGTGACGAGAGTCAGTCAAAGCGGCATAAGTGCAGGTAGTGAGCAGATTAAGGGGTTTTCCAGAAAGTTGTGTGCAGACTCCCTCTGTTAAGGGGAAGCGTAC